TGTCAATCTTAGTACAGACACAGTTAAGATAGGTGCATCAGGTGAGAATGTCGTAGTCACATCAAACGGTACAGGTGACATGACAGTAAGTACTAACTCTGGTACTAATTCTGGTACAGTAAAAATACTAGACGGAGCTAATCAGAACATAGAGATTACACCAAATGGTTCTGGTAAAATTAATTTAGACGGGTTACTCTGGCCGAATGCTGATGGTTCATCAGGACAAGCAGTAGTAACAAATGGTTCAGGAGCATTGTCGTTTGCGGCGTTAGCATCAGATGATTTAGTTGTATTTCGTAGAAGAACTACGGAAAGATTTGACTTTTCAGCAGCTAGAAGTGCTAATGTTTCTATACCAATAACAGCGGGCAACATAACAGTTGTAGCAAGAAGTGGAAACATTTCAGTAGGAGTATAAAATGGCAAATAGATTTCCTCTAATAGTAGACTCATCAAATCAGGTTATTAAAGAATTACCTGATGGAGATTCTCTACTACTTGGAGACAGCGAAAAATTATTATTAGGAGATGGTACAGATTTACAACTGTATCATGACGGATCAAATTCGTACTTAGCTAATAGTACAGGCGCATTAAAACTAGCGACAGAATCAAGTGGGATAGCAATAACAATCGGTCACACAACATCAGAGACTACAATAGGAGACAACTTAGTAGTTACTGGAGACTTATCTATAGGTGGAGTAACTCTACCAGAGACGATTGCTGATACAGTCGGTGCAATGGTATCAAGCAACACCGAAACAAACATCACAGTTGCTTATCAAGATGCTGACAATACATTAGACTTTACAATCGGTACACTTAACCAAGATACAACAGGTTTAGCTGGTACAGCGACAGCGTTAGCGACTGCTAGAACTATTGGTGGTACATCATTTGATGGTACAGCTAATATAGCAGTTGGATTAGCAGCCACTGCAACAGCGTTAGCTACATCAAGAACAATTCATGGTGTGGGGTTTGACGGTACAGCTAATATTGATTTATCAGAAGTTATTTCTGATACAGTCGGAGCTATGTTTAGTTCTAATACTGAAACAGGTATAGCGGCGACTTACCAAGACGGAGATAACACAATCGATTTAGTTATCGGTGATGATGTCATAGTACAATCAATGATAGCAGACAACGCTATTGATAGTCAACATTATGTAGATGGTTCAATAGATACCGCCCACATAGGAGATGATCAAATAACAACAGACAAATTGGCGAACTCAATTAATACAGATATTGCGTCAAGAGCAACGACAGGAAAAGCTATAGCCATGGCTTTAGTGTTCGGATAAATAAAACTAGGAGAATATTATGGCAAACCCAAATTTAGTAAATGTAACTTCAATTTATGCGAATAGCATAAACGGAGCTTTAGGTACTACAGTAACAACAGACTTATTGACTTGTGCGAGTGATAAGGCGATTAAAATTAATACTATTATTATAGCTAATATCGATGGTACAAACGCAGCAACAGTAACAATGGGGATCATTAAAGCTAGTGGTTCAGTTGTATTGTTTGCTTCTACCATAGCTGTTCCTGCAGACGCTACCTTGGTTCTTATTGATAAGAACTCAAGTATTTACCTTGAAGAAGGAGATATTTTAGAAGGTGGTGCGAGTGCAGCAGGTGATTTAACTTACACTATTAGTTACGAAGAATTAGACGACGCATAAGGAGGTTCTTAAATGGCACATTTTGCTGAACTTGATCAAAATAACAAAGTATTACAAGTAGTAGTAATATCCAACGAAGAAGTTGATGCCAATGGTGGTGATCAACATGCTGATGCTGAAACATTTGTAAGAACAATCGTTCCATTCAGTCCATTCGGTGGTCTTTGGAAACAAACTTCTTACAGTGGTAGTTTTAGAAAACAATACGCAGCTATTAATTATTCTTACAACCCATCATTAGATATGTTTATTGTCACTAAACCTTATACTTCATGGACTTTAGACTCTAGTGGAGACTGGAAAGCGCCAGTTACTTATCCTGATGATGTATCAGAAAACAGTTTAATAGTATTCCCTACTTGGGATGAAGATAATCAAAGATGGTTAGGGTCTACTTGGTCTGATGATACCGAAGGTGATGGAACAGAAACACAATACACATGGGATGCATCTAGTAAAGAATGGAATGCTGTCTAACCATGGCTAATTTTAATGGTGGAGTAGTAGGTGTAGATAACCCTGCAGTCGTTCAACCTGAAATTATAACAACTTTTACTTCTAGTGGTAATTATACAAAACCTTCATATTCCCCAACAGTTAATATATTACTTGTAGCTGGTGGCGGTGGTGGTGGCGGTGGTGTCGGAGGCGGTGGTGGAGCGGGTGGATTTACTCCAAATAATGGATACAATGTACCATCAAGTGCTTTTGCTGTAACTGTTGGGGGTGGAGGAGCTGGTGTAACAGGTGCTACAGTAGGAAATGATGGTTCAAATTCAGCTAGTGGAGCTGCTGGTTTTGATGGAAGTGGTTCAAACTCAGGCTCTATGGCAGTAACTGGTGGTGGCGGTGGAGGAGATCGAGATTCACAGAATTCTGGAAGAAATGGTGGTTCTGGAGGTGGAGGTGCTGGTACTGTTCCTGGCGGTATTCCTGGCGGTACAGCAACTTCAGGTCAAGGAAGTAATGGTGGTAATGGTCTAGCTGGTGGTGGTGACTCCGCTGGTGGTGGAGGCGGTGGTAAAGGAGCCGTTGGTCAAACTGCAACTGTTAATACAGTTGGTGGTGTAGGTGGAGCAGGAGAAGCAAATTCAATTACAGGTTCAAGTGTTACTTATGCAGGTGGCGGAGGCGGAGGCGGACACGCAAATGCACCACATCAATCCGCTGGTGGAGCAGGTGGAGGTGGAGCAGGTGCTTCCAATAATTCTACAAATGCTGTTGCTGGTACAGCCAATACTGGTGGTGGCGGTGGAGGCGGTGGTGGTGGTGGAACAAAAGTTGGAGCAGCTGGTGGTTCAGGTGTAGTAATAATTAAAGCAGGTGCAGGTAGTAGTACAGGATCAGGAATATGGGATATGAATTCAGTATACGACGCTGTAACAGCAGGAACATGGATTTAATATGGCAAGATTAATAGGAGCATCTCAAGCTACAACAAAGATAGAACAAGATTTAGTTATAACCACATTTAATTCTAGTGGTACATTTACAGCAGCCGAACATACAACAAATGCTTGGGTATTAGTTGTAGCGGGTGGTTCTGGTGGAGCTATGCAGGGGTCTGGTGGTGGAGCAGGTGGACATTTAGAAGTTCCATCTCATCCAGTTCCTTCAAGTGGTGTACCAGTAACAGTAGGTGGTGGTGGAGCTGCTGGAGCTGATGGTGGTCAAGGTGGAATTAATCCTAATACTGAAGGTAAAGCTGGAGGTAATTCAGTTTTCGGAGCAGCTTCCCCACTAACAGCTATAGGTGGTGGCGGTGGAGTTAGAGGAGTTTCAGGAACACCACGAGACGGACAAGATGGTGGTTCAGGTGGCGGTGGTTACCGAGGTGGAAATGGTGGATCAGCAACTTCAGGTCAAGGTTATCGAGGTGGTAATGCACCAATGCCAGGTTCAAATACAGGTGGTGGAGGTGGAGCCGGTGGAGCTGGACAAGATTTTAATAATTCTGTAAGTGGTAGAGGAGGCACTGGAGGTGTAGGAGCTAACTCAACAATTAGTGGTTCAGCCGTTTATAGAGCGGGTGGTGGTGGTGGAGGTTTTGTGCCAGGAAATCCAGGCTCACCTTGGACTGCTGCTGGTGGAAATGGTGGTGGTGGTACAAGTGGTAGATATGGGTCAAACCAGCCAGGTTCAAATCCAGCTGGAGCAGCAGGTGGTACAAATACTGGAGGTGGTGGTGGTTCATCAGCTGAAGGTAATGGTTTTGCTGGTGGTTCAGGTGTTGTTATAGTTAATGAACCAGCATTAGATTTCACATCAAACACATCAAGTATGTGGGATTTACGAGTGGTTTATAAAAATATTAAGGCTGGAGATTGGATATAATTTAAAATCATAAATACATATATGAATTTAAATTATTATTACTGGTACTTTCAATCAGTTATTCCTGAAAGAATATGTGACGATATTGTTCGTTATGGTAAAGAACAAAATAAAGAAATGGCTCTTACAGGTGACGCTGATAAAGATAATCTCACCAAACTAGAACTCAAAAACATTCAAAAGAAACGCAAATCTGATGTTGTGTGGATGAATGACAGGTGGATATACAAAGAAATACAACCCTACATACATCAAGCCAACACTAGTGCTGATTGGAATTTTGAATGGGATTGGTCAGAATCTTGTCAATTCACCGAATACAAAAAAGGTCAATTTTACGATTGGCATTGTGACACACATCCAGACCCTTACATTAATCATGAAAATCCAAACACACATGGTAAACAAAGAAAACTTAGTGTGACTGTATCACTTACTGATCCTGATGAATACGAAGGTGGTGATTTAGAGTTTGATTTTAGAAACACGGACGAGGGGTCTCAACCTAGAATATGTAAAGAAATTAGAAAGAAAGGTAGTGTTATTATCTTCCCTTCTTTTGTTTGGCACAGAGTCAAGCCAGTAACAAAAGGAACACGACACTCTTTAGTGTGTTGGAATATAGGATACCCATTTAGATGAACTTCAAGAAAGACAAATACCAAGTAATTAAAGGAGCTATCTCAAAAGAGTTGGCGGATTTTTGTTATCAATACTTTTTAAACAAAAGAGCTGTAACTAGACATTTGTTTGATGAAAAATATATATCACAATTTACTGAATACCTTGGGGTATGGAACGACACACAAATACCAGATACTTATTCACATTATAGTGATATAGTAATGGAAACTTTATTACAAAAAGTTAAACCTGTTATGGAAAAAGAATCAGGGATTAAACTTTCTGAAACTTATTCATACGCTAGAATTTATAAAAAAGGTGACAAACTAAAAAGACATAAAGATAGATACTCATGTGAGATATCTACTACTATGCATTTAGGTGGTGATGAGTGGTCTATATTTTTAGAACCTTCAGGAGAAGAAGGTAAAGAAGGTGTAGAGGTCAAACTAGAAATAGGAGATATGTTAATGTATCAAGGTTGTGAGTTAGAACATTGGCGTAATACTTTTAAAGGTAAAGATTGTGGACAGGTATTTTTACACTACAACGATACTAGTGGTAAAAATGCTAAACAAAATAAATTTGATGGTAGACCTATGATTGGTTTACCTGCATACTTTAAAGACATAACCTAAAATTTAT